ATCGACAATCCTTGTTATGGAGGACGGAGAAGGGTTTGAACAGTCTGTGGGTACCAAGAAAGTATATTTCAATTCTTTCACTCCTATGGAAGATAGAGTGGACAGAATAGCAGTGTGGGAAGAATCAAAAGCAAAAGAAAACGAACTTGTGAATACAGGGAGCGGGTCGGGGTTTAATCCAAACTTGAACGAAGTGTATCATTTCAAGAACTCCGCTCTTGATACTAAATACTATGGAGCGAGTTTCTATGAGAGTTGTATTGATCAGTTGTCATTGATCGAGCAAATAGATAAGTATTATTCGAAAGGGTTCAGTAACGGAATGCTTCGCACACAAGCCCTATATCCAAAAGGGGAAAAGAAACACTTATCAAAAGAAGATAGAACAGAACTAAAAGAATTTCTCAAAGCAAAAGCGAAAGGGGTGGATAATGCTTTTAATACAGCAGTCCTTAATGTGGAGCTTGGAAAGATTGATCTTGAACAGGAAATAGACGCAAACGCATTTATTGAATACAGAAGAGAACTTATGAAGTCTGTAGCTATAGCACTGAATGTTCCTTTTGATATTCTCGCTTCAGATAATAGTAACAAAGCCACAAGTCAAGTAAGTAAAGAAGATTTCAATACATATACAATCAAACCACTACAGAACGAGAACTTGAAAGATTTCAAAGTTATATTTGATGAATGATACGACACAAAAGAACTCGCATATTTATGGATTGATATAAAAGATCAGAAAGAAGAAATGGAAGTTTTAACAGGGTACGGGAAAAATGGAATTATGACACCAAACGAAGTAAGAGAAAAACTTGGACTTGAACCTATCGACGGAGGAGAAGAATTACGAGTTGCAAATACGCAAAACACTATAGAGAAAAGTGCATGAAAGTCTTTTTATCAAGAACTTACCGCTATCGAACATGAATTATACTCAAATCTATAAAATAAAGATCGCAAAAGCTACCAAAAAGCTCTACGACCTCGGTGGTAAAGAGTTAATAGCCTTACAGGTGGATTATATCAAACTACTTACAAAAATCGCCTGAGAGGACTACGAAACCATACTTTCGGAACTAGAAAAGAATCCCGAAGTAAAATACAATGATTTGTACATAGATCAGTCGAAAGTGAAGAAAGGTCTCGGGGATTTCTTTGATGCTATCTCTGGAATTATATCGAGTGCATTTCAGATCGGGGCGGTTGAACTTAATAAGGATCTGAAAGACGAAGTGAAAGTTGAAACTTCTTTTAATATCTCTGATGAAGAAACTCTTGCTTGGGCAGAAGAATTTGCAGGGAAAAGAATTACTGGGATCGATGAGTACACAAAGAAAAGAGTAAATAAATTGATCACTACTGGGATCGAGAAAGGTTGGGGGTATGGTAAGTTGGCGAAAGCACTCAAGAAAGATTATGCTTTCTCGACTTATCGAGCGAGATTGATCGCATCCAATGAAATAGGAGAAGCATATATCAACGGAAAGAATGAGGTATTCAAAAAGGCAACAAGCGAGTACGGGGAGAAAGGTTGGAAAAAATGGATCGCTCATAATGATGACAGAACGACAGAGGGCTGTAGAACAAATCATAGTCAAGAATGGATCGAGTTTGATCAGGAGTTTAAGTCGGGACATATGACCCCTCCGAGATTTCCTTGATGCAGGTGTAACATTGTTTACAGACTGTTTGACCCGAACGAGAAATAGACATTGATAATATCAATGTTTTTTTCTATTATTTGTGTATTATCACTTAACTCATAAATGTAATGGCAGTAAAGACATGCCGTATAGACGGTAATGATTATACCTCCGGGGATAAAACAAGCCGTGAGGAGGCTAAAATCAAAGCAGAGAAGCAAGGTGTTCTTATGAATAAAGAACAAAGTAATGATATGCAGATAATTAAAACAGACAATAGTTTCAATACTGTATTATTTGTTGCTCTTGCTCCTGATGAAGAAGATCGAAACGGGGATACAATCACTCTCGAGGAAATAACAAAAACAGCCCATGACTTTGTTTTGAATCTATCAAAGAAAGCAGTAAATGTGGATCATGAAGAGGGGACAGATATTCAAACAGCAGAATTTGTTGAGAGTTTTGTTGCTCCTGTATCAATCAAAGTAGGGAAGTCAAAAATACCATCGTGATCTTGGGTTGTAGGGATTCGCTTTGATGACGAAACATACAAGGCTATTGTAGATGGAGACTTTGTTGGAATATCTATAGAGGGTCGAGGAGTCCGTGAAGAAGAATAACCTTATTTTTATATGTTTAATTTTATCAAAAAGATGTTCAGTATCAAAAGTGTGGTAGTGGATCGCATCTCTCTTATATCTAGGGGGAAGCGTCCAGCCGTACCAAAAGCAGAAACAAAGTTCTCTATATTCAAGGCCGCAAAGGTAAAAAGCGGGACAATGGAGAAGCTAGAGAAGTTATCAGATCAATACAAAGAAATTCTATCAAAGTAATAGACATTGAAAAAAAACACCTTATAAATTATTTTGATATTGTATTTATTTCATAACTAATACACTCGATGAACGAACAAATCCAAAAATTAGCTACTCTGAACAACGAAGTTGTGGAATTGCTAAAAAGTGAGGACATGGACGGGGCGGTTGAAAAACTTGCACAAGTTCAGGAACTTACAAAAGAAATGGGTGAAGCTTCTAATGAGCCTGTAGAAAAAGAAGAAGAAGATGACGCTCCTGCTACTGTAGAACCTACAGAAGAAGAAGTTGCAAAGTCTGAAGCTATCTTAAAGACTACAGAAGCATTGAACAAGTGGGCATCTTTTAACATCTCTGCAGATAGTATCAAACAGCTTATGGATGAATTTGCTGACTTGAAAGAGCAAATGCTAAAAGAAGAAAATGGAGTTGTTGCTCGTGTTGAAAAACTAGAACAATCAAAAGGGATCTCTAAACAAGCAGAAGAAGAATCAAAAGCTCCTGCAGGTATATGGGATAGTCTATAATTTATTTAAAACACCAAATTAAAATGGCGCTTACAAAAGAGCAAAGGATTTCTAAAGTATTCTCAGATGGGAATAATACTTTAGTACATCTAAACACAGAACAAGCTGATAAATTTATTGACTATGTTGTTGATGAGTCTGTTATCTTGAAAAATTCTCGTGTAATTCGCATGAGCAAACCGTCTCAGGATATTGGAAAAGTACTTGTATCTGATGATATTCTTTATCCAGCGTGACAAGGAGTTGATCCAGTTACTGGGAATCGTGTGCAAGCTACAGTTTCAAAAATCACTCTTACTTCAAAAGAAGTTATCGGAGAAGTTCGTATTTATGATGATGAGCTTGAAGATAATATCGAGGGAGCATCATTCAAAGAACATATGATGAGAATGGTTGCTAAAAAGATTGGTAATCAATTGGAAAAAGTATCGCTTTACTCTCGTAAAGTTGCAAATCCTACTTCTCTTATGCAAATGTTCGACGGGTTTATTAAACTTGTGGAAGCTAACGGAGTTGTTGTTGATGCTAATGATACTGCATTGTTTACAGATCGTAACATTGATAAAGCTAAATTGGCGGCAGTTCGTAAATCAGTTGCTACAAAATTTCGTACAATGCTTAACGCATGGTATGTATCAGATGATGTTGCTATTGATTATGAAGTGAAATATGAAGCTTCTTCGAACACTGTAGATAAATACGGAGCATTTGGACTTAAATTTGATAAAGCTAATCTTATCGGATCAGAACGTCCAGTCGCAGTAACTACGGGATTCTCAGCTACACTTACAGCTTCACCAGTTGCTACAGCTACAACAATCACTGTAGATTCTACAACAGGAGCTTCTGTAGGAGATGTTATCACTCTTGCTATTGATCAAGATAAATCTTTTTCAACAACAATTGATACTGTAACAGATGGTACTCATCTTGTTCTTACAGATGCTATTCCTTACGGATATGATCACACTCTTTCTACAGAGAATGCAGTTACAGAAACTACTCTTGATGGAACAGATGTTATTCATACTCCAAAGAATAACTTCATCTATGGTATTCAGCGTGATGTAACAATTGAACCAGATCGTGTTGCAAAACAACGTGCTACTGATTTCATTATTACTATGCGTATTGATTTCCAAGTTGAAAATCCAGAAATGACAGGGTTACTCAAAAATGTACTTGTAAAATAGTTCTACAAATTAAAGTCTCCAATATGGGGGCTTTTTTGTATTCAAATAAAAGACATTGTACGGAATTGGTGTAATACATAGTATTGTATAGGATTCTTATTTTATAAATAATCTTTTTATTATGATTAAAACAATCAAATTGATAAACATTAAACAGTGTACTTTCAACATGATCAAATCAGGAAAGACAGTAAATGTTGAAGAAAAGAATGTGAACTTCTATCTATGCAATGGATTTCAAAGAGTTGAAGTATCTATCGAAAAAGAAAAGAAAGTAGCACAGGCGGACGCACAAGCTACGAAACAAGCGGAAAAAGAAAAAGAATTAGAACAAAAAGAAGAGCAAGAACAAAAAGAGCAAGAAAAAGAAATAAACAAAGAATCGGAAGCGAAGAAAGAGAAAGAAAAATCTAGTCTTGATGAACTGAATGCTGATATGGAAAAAACAGTAAAGAAAACTAAAAAGAAAAAAGGGAAGAAGTCTAAAAAATAATTTCATTATCAAAACTTAATTCATGGAATACACAACACTCGCAACGCTCAAAGAATATCTTGGGATCACAGACACAGCAAGCGACACACTTCTTACAAACACAATAAAGAGAGTCACAAGGCAGTTTGATAAATATCTTGGAAGAAACCTTGGAACTAAAGAATATATAGAGTATATAGATTGCGAAGATGACAATATAATTATAATATCGAAATGACCTCTTGACTCGATTACTGAGATAAAATCAGAAGATAGCTCTGGAAGTGATCTAACTGTAAAAAGAACAGATGGGAATATAATATATTTGGAAAACTCGTATGATGGTACTGTATATGTAAAATACGACGCAGGTTATAACGATCTAGGAGATATATTAGATGTTGAACAATCTTGTCTTGAAGTATGTAATGGTCTTTGGAATGACACACCAGTGTCGGGTGGAGAATCAAACATAAAAAGCAAAAAGATAGAGACACTGAGTAAAACATACTTTTCTAAAAAAGAAATGAGTGAGGGAAATTCTGTAGATTTCAGAGAGACTCTCGACAATTATGTATCACTTAATCCTGTAATGATATAATGAAAAGCCTACTAAGTAGTTTCTCGAGCGATTTTAATAGAACATTATCGGTATATCCAGAGACTGTAGTTGTGAATAATATCGGAGAGCGTGAGATTACTTGGGATACTCCGAGCGATACAGGTATAAAATGTCTATTATTATTGAATAAAGAGAAGCATGATCAGTATGTAAACTCACAAGCAGAATACATAAAAACTTCTCATAAGATCCGTATGGAGTTTGGTCCTACAATCGTTGAGGGAGACAAAGTGAAAGATGAAAACGATATTTGGTACAATGTGAAATTTGTAACAAATGCTACGTGATTCGATGGGAATGATGATCACCTACTTGTACTTTCTGATATAATACGATAATGGCGACAATGACAATCAATCAGAGCATACTGGATAATGCAGTCGAAAAAGCTTTGTATGATAGCGTATTGCTTTTGCAAGAAAAGATTATAGAGATTACTCCTCGGGACCCGAAACGATTGCCTTTAGACCCAAGTATCAGGGTCACGGGGAATCTAAAAAGATCTATAGATAATGAGAAAGTCTCTAGTTATTCTTACAGGATCGGGACTAGACAGGGAGAAGCTGAGTATGGGAAGTATTTGGAGTTTGGAACTCCTCATATGAGACCTCGCTCATTCCTCCGTAAAGGGATCATAGATAACAAGGATCTTGTTATAAGGCATTTTTGAAAAGTATTCGGAAAACTTATCAAAAAATAATAGACATTGAAAAAATAAACAATTTATATAATTATTAATATGATCAATCTCAAAGAATTTTTATATTCAGAGCTTACAAATGATCCTACAATATCGAGTTTTATTTCAGATAGAGTTTTCCCTCAGGTAGCCCCGAACGATGTACAAGAGCCTTTTATTGTATATAATCGGATAGCACCTGGGAAGATAGATAATAAGGGAATACGAAACGAGTATTTTCAGTTGTCTATCTGGGGAAAGTCACAATCGGAAAATGACTCTATATTGTGAGGTGTTGTTGATCTGTTCCATGGTTTGAAAAAGTCACCAGTCAAGCACTGCGATATTTCTCAAATTGATGAAACATTCGACTGAGATACTAAAATGACTTGAACGCATGTAACAGTGCATATCAAGACGTTAGAAGTATAATTTTTACTTACCATACAAAACTTATCTATGCAAAACAGCGTACAAAAAGTAAAATCAGTAAGATTCGGAAGTGGTATTCTGTCTATTTCAAAAGATAGCGGATCATCTTGGACAAATCTTGGGGCTTTGAGTAATGCAAGCCTTAATGTTACAAAATCAATTATTGAACTTGTAGTAGATAATGCAAAACTTCCACCAAAAGTTAAAGTAGACGAAGCGGTATTCTCTGCAAATCTATATGAGTTCGCTCTTGATAACTTCCAGGATATCGATGGACTTGCTGATTATTCTACAGTAGACGGAACTCCTGTTCCTGTATCTGGAGAAGCACTTGGGACTGGATGGACAGTTGATCAACCTATCAAACTTGAAAACAAAAACGGAGATAATACAGAAGTTGCTTCTATCGTAATTGATGCGGACGGATCACCTCTTGTACTAGATACGGCTTATCGTGTTTATGTTCAAGACGGGTATACATATATCTATCCACTTACAGCTCAAGCAGGTGTATTGGATGCAGACTATACATACACTCCTCTTTTGAACTCTGAACAGCTTTACAAAGATGTTATTAAAACTCTTGCTACAAGCCGTTTCAAATTTGAAAACACAGACGAAGAAGGGAGAGTATTCGGGATTGAATTCTATGAAGGATACAATCGTGCAGGGATAGAAGCTACATTTCTTCCTGATGATACTACTGATGATGCCCTTAATCTTCCTATCGAAATTAAAGCATTTCCAGTTACAGGATCACAAAATCTGTTCCGCATATATGACGAACAGAACATTTAAGAAATTACCTGCCATTTAAAAACTTCTTGATGATATAAATGGGAATATAATGTATAAAAGACATTTCTTGTAATATGAATTAGCTCTACTATCATGGTAGAGCTTTTTTATTATTTTATATAATGCCTATGACATACGACTTGGATAAAAACGAAAAACTGGACTCTATGAAAATAAACGGGGTCGAGTACGCTATCGGAGATATACCTGTAAAAATAATGGAACGTATCATGAATATAGAAACATGATTTTTCAAAAGATCTATTACTAAGAGTTGGTTGCCTATATGCGAGGATATTTTGAAAATAAGAAACGAGAATGTAAACATATCAAATATAACGGACAATAAGTTGCTTGCCTTTATAAATTACATAAACGATAAAATACTCAAATGACAGGTGTCATAAGACAAAAGCACTATTTCAAGTATCACGGGAGCGTATTCTATTGTTCAGATATAACTGTAAACGATTATTTGCTACTCATAGTGAACGAGATGGAATGAATACAAAAAATACTTTTAGAACACAATGAGAAACTTCCTACTTTGAACGATAGGCAATTATCAGAACTCATGAAAATAGTCTTTTGAATTGAGGAAGAAGACGAAGAAGAACTTACAGAGGTACAAAAAAAGATCCGTGAGCATAAGGAGATAGCACAGGAGAAGAAGAAAAAGAAAAAAGGCACAGATAGACCATTACAAGACTTCCATGTCATAGAGGGGCAAATAATGCACTTTCTCAATCAATCTCGCACAGAAATAAGATCATGGACATACAAATACTTTATAGAAATTTATAAAGATATGATGTACTGCACATGATCAAAGGAATACAACAAGGATAGAAACAATCAATCCCCAGACAAAAAAGCCTTTAGGCAAGAGTTTGGATCATCATTTAATTAAAAAAATACATGGCTAATATATGAGAATTATCGGTTGGAGTATCAGTTGATCAATGATCACTGAAAAAAGCCACAAAGTCTGTACAGACTGAATTTAAAAAGACAGGGGATAAGATGGAAAAGAGTTTTTCTACGAAAACAATTTCTGATATAGAAAAGAAATTTAATAACATAACAAACGAAATACAGAACACTAGAAAAGAATTAGTGAAGATGTGAAAAGATACAAAAGGATTAGATAAGATAGAAAAAGATATAAACGATATAAATAAAGAATTTACAAAAGGGAAAATATCAGCGAAAGAATATGGTATTGCTATGGATAAATTATCAAAAAAGATAGAATCATCTGATAATCAATTTAAGAGTATAGCAAAAAGTGTAAAGATATTTGCGGTTGCTACACTTGCGAATCTTTGAGTCCAAGCAGTTGGTCAAATGTATGATTTCTTAAAGAATTCTGTATTAGAATTTGCAAAATTTGAGAAAGGTTTATCAAGAATAAATACTGTTGCTTGAGTATCTGCGATAAGATTAGAAAGTCTTTGAAATGAGATAAAGAACATATCTTCAAAATTAGCAGTAACAAATGAAGAACTATTAAATACAGCTTTTAATATATCTTCTGCAGGCGTTGAATTTGAAAATATAACAAGTATACTAGAATTATCAGCAATAACTGCTATAGGAGCATGAACAGACACAGAGACTGCTTTCAATGGTATTATTGCGGTAGTTAAAAAGTACGGGCTTAATCTTAATGAGTCAGCAGATATTGCGGAGAAGTTCTTTATAGCGAACAAACTTGGTCAGACTACTGTACAAGATATGGCACAAGCTATACAAAACTTGTCGTCAGTTGCAAAGCCCGCAGGTGTATCAGTTAATGAAGTATTTGCAGTATTATCTGCTCTTACAGGGGTTACTGGTAACGCAAATCAGGTAATGACGCAATTAAATGGGGCTATGAATGCTTTATCAGCACCTACAACAGAAGCAAGCGCAAAGATGAAAGAACTTGGAATAGAAGTTTGAGCAACAGTAATTGAAGAAAGATGATTTGTAACTGTAGCAAAAGATCTATTTGATGCAGTTGGTGGAGATGTAGAACAGCTTAGAAAATTAGTACCTGAAGTCGAAGCTACAAAACTTATAATAGCACTTGCTACTGAACAGAATGAGAAGTTCAATGTGAGTTTGAATGCTATGGAAGACGGGACTGGTTGATTAAAAGATGCGTTCGCAGAGATGTCGGACGATATGGATTTTAAATTAAAAGTTGCGCAGAATAATATAGATAATTTCACTTTGAAATTATGACAAATGAACTCTATTTGATTGTCTTATGTGATAGATTTTGCAAGATGAATTAGTTCAGCATTTTCTGTTATATACAAATCGATAAAACTACCATATGACTTATTAGTAGATTTCTTTGTTGATTATAAAAAGATATTCTCAGCAATGGCAAGATTCAAGATAGATGATCCATCTACTTGGGGTTTTACATGAGCGTTTGAAAGAACAAGAACTTCAATACAATGAATACGAGATGATTACGATAGTATGTTGAAATGATTCTGAGGAGACAACGCTCTTGAAGATTATGTGAACGATGTAACTAATAGTGTTGATTGAATGGATCAGAGCTTCTGATCTGCTGTGGAAACAATAGAAAAACTTGAAAAACAAGGATTAAAAACAATAAAAAAGCTAGAATGAGAGATTACTAAATATAAAGACTCTTTAAAATGATTGTCTATCTGAAGTAAAGAATTTATAGAAACAAAAGATAATATAGAGATATTAGAGAAAGAATTATCAAAAGCCACAGAATCATATAAAGAAATTGAAAAAGTATCTACAGAGAAAGCGAAAGAGATTGTAAATACAGAGAAAGAAAAAAATAAAAAAATATCGAAAGAACTCAACAATCTAAAATGAGAATATGACGAGGTTACAAAAGTATTCAATAAGAATATAGACAGTCAGAAAAAGAAAATGGACGAGTTGTCGGATAAGACAAAAAGTCTTTCTGGGGATATACAGGGTTTAAAAGATGATCTTGGTGACTTGGAAACAGGGAGAGCAGAAACACTCGGAGAGAGAAACTTGGAAATACTCGAAAGAGAAAAAGAAATCCAACAGGAAATACAAGACATAAGAACTGGGGATCAAACAACAGAGTCATTACAGGAAAAAATAAAACTAGAAGAAGAACTCACAAAACTACTCGCAGAAAAGAGACTTGTACAGGAGAACGCAACAGATAAAGAATTAGAAGAGGCAAAAAGACTTGCCGAACTTTCTCCAACAGCATTATTCCTGGAAGAGTTCGCACTAGAAAAGACAGCACTAGAAGAAAAAAGATTATTAAAAGAACAGGAGCTATTAGAAACAGAAGAAAGACTTCAAAAAGAAAAAGTTGAATACTTCAATTTGCTTGATAGTAAATCTGTATTTGATCAGAATTATAAAGAACAACGTATAAGTATCGAGCAGGAGATCACAGATGCGGTTATACTAGGAGGAATAAAACAGATTGCTGTACTTGAAGAGGTTCGTAAAAAGGCTATTCAGGCGGCACAGGCGATGCGTTCGGCATCTATACCTATAAATCCTGTATCTATCGGTCAGGGGTTCGCCTCTGGTGGTTATACTGGTGATGGTGGTAGTAGTCAGGTTGCAGGTGTAGTACATAAATGAGAATGGGTAGCACCAAAATGGATGGTTAACAGTATGAAACCATTGTTCCAAAACTTGGAAAACTCCCGTACTCGTGGATTTGAAAACGGAGGAAATACAAGTACAACGAACAAAACACAAACAAACAATATCACAGTAAATAGTTCAGTGGATCTTCGGGGGTTTATGGATTACGCAAAATGGAAACTTTAATTTTTTACACTCAAAAACATGATAGGAAAATCTTTTGAGTTTAACACTCAATCAATAGCACGGACTACAGCGGACTACCAAATTGGTCTCGATGTAGTCCAGTGGAAGGGTTTAGATGTTTCGGATAGTCAGGCGGATGTACAGGGGTTTCATGGGATAAAATTATCACCTACTTACGCTCGTGGTCGCCGTATAACTTTGGAGGGGATTATTATTGCAGATGATCACGAAGGATCAAGCAAAGGTATAGATTTTCTGGAAACACTCTTTGCACTACAAGGGATACCAAGTTCGATAGATCTAAAATCTTTTATTGTGACTGACGAACAGGATCGCCGTTGGGAGCTACAATGCAAAATAAAAGAAACTCTGAGTATTGATATACAGGATGACGATTATATGACTGGGGCTATCCGCCGTTGGAGAGTTGTCTTGCAATCAGAAGATCCAAGATATTACAATGTAGCGGAGCAAACGGAAACAGGAGCAGAGGGATATATAGGAGGAGTGAAACTTGGGACTACTCTCGGGGTCAAGCTAAACGAGTATTTTAACGAGATACAAATACTAGCAAATGGGAATATAGAAAGTCCTTTGAAAATAACAATCACGGCGACTGGGGACATAAACACTCCTCTCATGGTACGGAATATCACAAGCAATACATATTTCGGACTTGATATTGGGGCGGTTTCTGGGGATATAATAGTGATTGATTCAAACTTGAAAACAGCCACCAAGAACGGGATAAATATACTCGCAAACAGGATTGCAGGGTCTAACTGGATAAAAGCTTTCGGATCGACTGTATTATCGGTATACGACGAGGACGGAGGGCTTCCAACGAGTGATTTTGATATTTCTATCTCTTATAGAGATGTACTTCTTTAAAAAAATACTATGTTTATAGCTTATATATACGACAAGGATAATAATTTGATAGCACAGGTCGAGGATATTATCGACCTTGATATATCAAACAAAATAAACGATATCTCCACGGCTTCATTTTCTCTGCATAATACAAATGAGTACGCTACACGTACATATCTAAAAGAATATAGAAGGGTAAAAATACACCATCTCGCCGATTCGAGCGAAAAGGTTATGTTTGATGGAGTGATCCGTGGTTTTGATGCAGATTTGAACAAAACAAGTGTAAAACTAGCAAGCTTTGAACATTTGCTTGATCGGAGATTGATACACTCGGATAAAAGCTTCTCTTCGGTTTCTGTTGATTCTATTGTTTCGGATGTATTATCAGAAATAAATACACGATACGAAACAAATATCACTCTCGATTGTGGTATTACTGATATTACAAGTAAGGAATACAAGAAAGCAGAAACAGGATTGAGTATTCTACAGGATCTTGCGGGCAACGGGTACGAGTTTATTATTGAGGATCTTGTATTGAAATTCAAAGAAACGGTTGGAATAGATCGGACTACATGAGAAAACTTTGTAGAGTATCGATATGATATAGACGAGCCCGATTATAGATCCATAGACTCGGTAAAGATGACAGTAGACGGAAAGGAATTTGCAAATGGTATTATCTGAAAAGCGTGATCAAATTATACAGAACTTGACGATCCTACGAGTATATCTGAGTTTGGATTGATAGAAAGCAGTTTTATAAACTCAGGGGACGACGCAAGTGCCACAAGTTCGTTCTTGTGAGACCACAAGGACAGCGTATCAGAGTTTGAGGTATGAACTATCACAAATGACTTTTTCGAGGCTAATATAGGCGATGAGGTCAAAGTATATATTTTCGTCGGGAATGATATCATGTTTTATGATTGATCCATGAAAGTTATTGAGAAAAAATATACTTCTGGGGATCTTCCAAGTATCGGATATGTTCTCGGAAAAACAAAGGTACAGAGTAAAAATATAATTGAGCAAATACTCGATACGCAATCTCGTATAAAATCTCTCGAGCTAAAATAGACATTGTACATAATGCGTAAATGTCCATAATAATTACAGTTTATATTCTAATTTTTCCAAACAATGCAAAGAGTTTGATTATTGAACGGGAATAACATAACTTATGACAAAGATATATCCGCAGGACTTCTTGCAAGTCTTGAACAGGGTGTCGTGTCTGGGTTTGATGTTTCTGGGTCGGGAGCAAGTGCAGAAATAGAATCAGGAAAGGCACTTATAAAATGCACCCGAACAAATGGAGAAGAAATAATGGTTTTCTTCGAGAATACAGCAAATGTTCCCGTTGATATGACAGGGACAAAAAAGGTTTATATTGAAATAGACCAAGCAAAACTTGATGACGGATCAGGGAATGTAGAAGATGGTTCTGGTATCGGAGCAATAACTACAGATCCAAGTGCATACCCGAGTGTAAACTTTGTGGCTCTGTATGATATTGTTACGGGTTCGGTAACAGATGCTCGTGTAGGTGTAAAAAGTACACTCAAAAGGACTGGTCAAACAGCCCATAGAATTATGTATACCGATGCAAACGGAGACGAACAAGAACTCGCTTTTGGAACTAATGGCAAGATGTTGCAATCAAATTGACCATCGACTGATCCTTCTTGGGAAATTCCAACAGTACAACTTAACTTCACAGCACACAAATTCACTACAGCAGAAGTATGGAATGCAACAACAGGTCTAGCAGGTACTACAATCAATCAAGTAGTAGTAGATGCAAGCAATGTAACAGCAGGTAGTATTGATGTAAACGGAACAGTGATAACAGCCTGAAACAAAGAAACTCTTCTTGTAGAGAGTGGTAGTGTGAGTGTGGAGAGTGTGAGAAGTAGTGTATGATGAAATAACGATATTATCTCTTGTGATGATGGTACAGATAAAATATATATTCATTTTGAAAAAACTTCTACAATTACAACAAGTTTTTCTAGCCCATCATCAAGTCCTTCTTGACTTACATTTGATTGAATAAATATTATCTCTTGTGATTCATCTGCTGAAAGAATTTATATACATTCTGGAAAAACAGGCTGAATATCTTATAGTTTTGGAAGTTGAGTAACTAATATATATTGAGTAGCTTATGATTGAGAAAATATAATGTGAATAACTTGAAATACATATGATATAGTCATATATTCTTGAAAAACTTCTACAATTACAACAAGTTTTTCTTCACCATCAACATGACCATCTTGACTTACATACGATTGAATAAATATTATCTCTTGTGATTATAATACAGATAAAATATATATTCATTTTGAAAAAACTTCTACAATTACAACAAGTTTTTCTAGCCCATCATCACAGCCGTATTGACTTACATACGATTGAATAAATATTATCTCTTGTGATTCTGTGTCTGATAAAATATATATTCATTTTGAAAAAACTTCTACAATTACAACAAGTTTTTCTTCACCATCATCAAGTCCAAGATGAATTTGATTTGCATATTATAACGAAGAATTTAACTGACCAGCTCTAACTACACTTAACCATAACTAATCTATGAAATACGCACTAATTACAATTACAAAAGTTCGCACAGAAGATACAACACAATTCTCATACCCTACTGGATTCGTTCCTCAAACTGTAGATTGTATCTATTACGAAAACGACGGTGGAGACACAGAATCAGTAGTAGCAAAAGCACTTGATAATTCTGTACTAGAACTAAACGGAGTATCTGAACTTACTCTTGAAGAAGCAAAAGACAAAATAGAAGAATTTGTAAACGGAGACAAAGATATTTCAGATGAAAGACTTGCAGCGATAACACCTTCTTTAACTCGTGCTGATATTATTACAAAGAAACAAAACAACCTATAATGAAAAAAGTCCTTCTCTCCGTGTTAAACCAATGAGAGATACGAGTAGAACTTGCTCAATCTCTCTTGGCTTTGAAATCTAAACATCATATCGAAATCTATTTTTCAAATCTACGACCAATAGAAAGTAACCGCAACCATATTGCTCAGAAGTTTTTAGACTGAGACTATACGGATCTTGTAATGATTGACGACGACATAGTTTTTAATCCAAAAGACTTTGATACATTCATTGATAACGAGACTGATATTTGCTCGGGCTTTATATGGACTAACAAGGGAACAGAAAAATTCCCTCTAGCGATGAGAAAAGTATCAGACGGGTATAAAGTCCTTGAAAGTCTTACAAGCGGTCTGAACGAAGTAGACGCTACAGGAACAGGGCTTATAAAGATTACTCGAAAGGTACTCGAGTCTATGAAGAAACCTTTCTTTAAATTTGTGTACGACGAAGATGGAATAGTTTCAAATTGAGAAGATTTTAATTTCTGCGATAATGCAAAGAAAGCAGGATTTAAAATCTTCATGGATACTAGAATAAAAACTCAACATTTCAAAACAAATTCACTGTAATGAACAATACAACAAGATTAGAAGCACAACAGGAAGTGCAAAAAATAATTGATACAACAACAACCGCAGGGATCACCTATATTGGTCAATCAGTTATCGGAACAGGAAAATCAGAGCATAAATGGTTGATTTATATGGTTGATGAGACTGGTGCTGATATAGAGATAAAGTATGCAGAAAGTAATAGAGCATATGACAAAGTTTGGGACAATAGAGCAGGTTATACATATTCTATTTCATAATACTACTACAAAATGGCAGTAAAATATGATAAGATTCTTGATGCTATGCGTGAGAGTGATGTGAGTATTGCAACAGATCCAAGTAACAAATGATATTTTGCTACTCTTTCACTTCTCCAAGCATCACACCCAACAGCAAACAACGGAGACTTTGCTCTTGTGTGAGAAACAAATACATTTTGGATGTGGGAAGATACTGCATGGGTAGACGCTGATAGCGGATCTATTCCCGATATATTACAGGAAATAAAATCACTAAGAACAATACACAAAGACTCAGAAGAGCCGACTGGATTTATTAGAAGTCAGCCTTTGACAATGGGGGTGCTTGAACTTTCTCCTGATGGTACAAAGATCATATCTGTAGATCATAACGGAGTAGTAACAGTCAGAAATGATGGGCTATTTTATGATGGATCTTCTGCTAATGCAAGAGAGTTTGCTATTCATCCTGTTTCAGTTGGAGATGGTGGAGATGGTACTTATTCTGTGTATGTGGTAGGTGTAAAGTATGTACATGATACGACACAAAAGATAATTATAGATAACACCTCTGGTTTAAAATTCATGTATCATGATGAGAATGGTAATATACAAGCAGATGATACATTTTCTTTTGAATACTTTGAGTCTACCCCAATAACAGCGACAGTATACGGGAATGCAAACACACAAGAGCTTGTAAATTTTGGAGATGAACGACATGGAATTGATATGGATGGAATGACCCATCGCTATCTGCATTTTAACGAGGGTACTAGATACGATTCAGGAATGGAAATACAAGGGCTTGTTGATGGGAGTGGAGTATATACACAAATAACCTCTGGAAAAGCTTACGATGAAGATATATATATGAGTCGACCAGCTCAAACAAGCTCTCCTTTCTTATGGATAGATTGAATGTACTGGACAGTCCTTTCTGATGGTCTTGATGTGGCTTATAAAGATTGAGGAGTGGCTCAGTTTAATTGTGATACAGCCTATGTGAATTATGGTACAGCGTGAGTAGATTACACACCTACTGGGGAATATGAACTAAGGGA